GGCCTGCTGCGCGAGCTCCCGCGCCGCCTGGTACCAGCGCACCGGCTGGCCGTTGGCGTCCAGGTACTCGTACTCGATCGCGGTCACGCCGTCGATGCGGAAGGGGCGGATCGCGCCGGGCTGCGGGTGGCTGGCCGGGTTCGATCGGAGCTGGCTGATCGGGGTGGTGCCGTCGGCCTCGAACAGGGCGGTGATGGTCTGGCCGGTGCTGGCGACTTTCACCAGGACCGGGTAGTCGGGCACGACGTCGCCCGTGGGCGTGGTGAGGACGTCCGAGGGACTCCCGCCGAAGGTGTAGAGCACAGGTCCCCCTCTACTTGTTGCGCCAGTAGCTGCCGGACAGGTTGATCCATGGGGTGCCGCCGGCGGTGCCTTCCTGGCTCCACCAGACGATGGTTCCCGGCGGCCCCCAGCTGGAGCTCGGGTTGTCCAGGCCGACGATCTCCACTCGCCCGGTGCCCACGATGATGTCTCCGGCCAGTGAGCTGCTGCACAACACGGTGGCCTGGCTGGCGGGGGCGATGGCCTGGGGTACGGAGCCGACCGCGACGCCGTTGGTGGGGATCAGCGCCCCCTCGGCGATCGGTTCGATCCGGCCCGCCAGGTTGATGCGCTCCCCCTCCACCAGGTACTCAGCCGGCGGGCTGCCCAGCTGGTAGCCGGTGGCCGGGGTGACGGGCTGCCACGCCGGCAGCGGCTCGTAGATCGTCGCCCAGCTGTTGGTGGCCGCCGAGGTCTTGATCCACAGCGTGCCGTTCTCGGCGCTGACCAGGGTGTGCAGCGGGGCGTCGGCGTGGAGCTCGTCGCGCTCGGCGACGTCGGCGACGTGCAGCGGCAGATGCTTGTCCACGGCCAGGGCGAGCTGCGCCAGGTCGCCGGGCACGGTCGGTCCCTGTCCGCCCCCGGGCACCGGCAGTTTCGCGCGCCCAACGTCCATAGGAGCCTCCTAGCTGAACTCGATTCGGATGGTGCCGCCGGAGACGGCCATGTAGTCGGTGCGGCCGGTGGCGTAGATGGCCAGGCCCTTGCGGGTACCGTCGGCGAGCTTGTCCCGCCAGGAGGCCGGCAGGGTGGCCGTGCCGCGGGCGCCGACGGACAGCCGCAGCAGCTCCTCCGGTCCCTCGTCCAGGTCGAGCTGGCCGCCCGGCGGGCTGTGGTGGTCGTGGAGGTACAGGTGCAGCGGGCGGCGCGAGTTCGCGCCCGAGCCGCGGCGGCGGGTGAACGTCACCGTCATCCGGGACACGGTCTTGCCCTGGCAGGCGTCCATGATCCGCGACCCGTAGAACCAGGCTCCCCGCCGGTTTCCCCGCCCGGTCCAGTCCCCTTGGGTCGGGTAAGAGGCGTAGTCGTCGGGCCGGCCGCCGCGCCAGGTCCCGGAGGCGGTCGGGGAGATGGTCACCGGCCGGGGCGCCCGGTCCGCCGGCGCCGTCGGCGAGGTGTCGGACTGCGAGGCGAGCTGGCCGTACAGCTCCACCTGGCCGTTCTTGTCCTTGCGCAGGAACAGGGTCTGCACCTGCTGCCATCCGGTCCCGGAGGGGACAGCGATGCCCCAGGTCGCCGCGCGGATGACCTGCTCGTCCAGGAGGACCTCTTTGGCCAGGGACCGGATGGTCGCCTCGTCGTCGGGGTCGCTCTCCGGCCGGCCCAGGACCAGCGGGCGCGACCCGGGCCGCACCACCACCCAGTCACCCGCCCGCCTGTTGCGGTAGGCGGGCAGGCACGGCACGTCCGGGATCAGGCTGCCGCCCAGCAGGAGATTGACCCCGGCGTCGGTGACGTCCAGGACCTGGCCGGTCACCGTCCCGGCGCCGCCGGGGGCCGCCGAGAGGCGGGCGAGATCCTCCCCCAGGCGGCGGGCTGCGTCCCCCGTCATGCGAGCCTCCTTGCGCTGGTGCGGGTGGTGCAGGTCTGCGAGATCCCGCCGAGGTTGTAAGGGCAGGCGTCGACCAGGTGCCGCTGCCACTCCCCGGGCCGGACCTCCACCAGGACGACGTCGCCGGGCTCGATCGCCGGATTGCAGATGCCGGTGACCGTCAACGACGTCTGGACGCCGAGGGAATCGGCCAGGCGGGCGCGGCCGACGGTGTAGGCCTGGTCCTCGGAGGCGATCAGCGGAGAGGTGTAGCGCTCCACCCGCGGCCGCACCCAGTCCAGGCCCAGGCGTTGCGGGGCCAGCGGATCGGCCACGGGGTCGGGACCGGCGTAGGTGAGGGAGTTGGGGTCGGAGTCCCACACGTACACCGGGCCGATGGCCGGCTGCCCGTCGCCGCCGTCGCCGGTGACCACCCACACGTTCACCAGGCCCTCGGCGGTCTGCCGCTCGGCCGGTGTCACCAGGGCCGAGCCGTAGGGCACGCGCCAGACCACCGGCCCGTCCAGCGTCGGGGTCGGGGCGATGGTGAACACCCCGCGGGCGTCGGCGTACAGCTCGGCGCCGAGCGCGGCCGCGATCCCGGTAGCGGTGCCCGCGCTGTCGGTGCCGGCCGACAGGGCCGCCCACCGGTCCTCCTCGGCCACGATCCGGGGCACGGTGGTGTCGGGGTCCACGCCGGGCCGCCAGGTCACCACCGCCCGGGGGATGGCCTCGGCGACCAGGCCGGGCAGCACAGCGCGGGCCGGGCCGGGGCCGATCACCCGGGGAGCGGGGAAGCGGGCCGCTCGGATGCCCTCCTCGAGGCCGAGCAGGGACACGCTCGCACCCAGGCGGGTGCGCTCCAGCTCGTCCACCAGGTACACCCCGGCCGGGATCCACTCGGGTTCGTCCATGCGCGGGCCCTGTATGCCCTGGAACAGCCGCACCCAGGTGGAGACGGTGTTGATGCCGCTGCGGCCGAGGGGGACACCCAGCAGCTCGGCGCTGGCGGTGTACCGGCATTCGGCAGTGCGGTCCGGCCGGACCTCGGCCGCGCCGACCGTCGCCGGGTGCCACGTCTTCCCGCCGTCGTTGGACCACTCGGCCCGGCGCGGTCTGCGCGCCGCCGGAAGAGCCTGCAGCGCGGCCGGGGAGATCGGCAGCATCAGGTGATCCCGTTCGTGCTGAGCGCGGCGTACGAGGGGTAGGAGCCGGCGACCGCGTCGTAGGTGGCGAACTGCGCGGCGAGCTGGTCGTAGGACCACCCCGGCAGCATCAGCGGCTGCCCGGCGGTGGCCGGGCGCTCCAGCGGCTCGATGGTGAACGCGAACTGGTAGCCGCCGCTGCTGCCGAGCCGGCCGGTGGGGGTGGGCCCGGTCAGGTCGCCGGGCACGAAGTAGGCGTCCTGCCACAGGTATCCGGGCCGGACCTGCGCCAGCAGCACCCCGGAGCGCAGCAGTTCCCGGACCTGGGCCACCCGCTCGGGCGGAACGTCGATGGTCACCGGCCGCACCTCGGCACCGTGCTCATCGAACGCCACCGCCCGGTAGGGGCTGCCGGCGACGTCGGTGGCGTCCTGGCGCCCGGCCGAGGTGGGCGCCTGCCGGTCGGCGATCATCACCCGCAGCGACAGCCCAGGCCGGTCCACGGACTTGATCCACAGGTCGTCCCGGTCGCCGACCGCCGGGGCGGGCACGGTGACCGACAACGACGTCGGCGGGCCCTCGGTGCCGTCCAGGTGGATGGGGGTGGCGGTGTAGATCACCGGCCGCCCCAGCGGCGCCTCATGGTCGTACGCCGCACCGACCCCTTCCACGGTCCAGGCCGGATCGCCGGAGCGCACCGGCACCGGCGCGGCCGCGCCCGGGTCGGTGCGCACGATGCGGGTCTGCAGCACCTGGTCCGCGGTCGGCAGCGGGGCGCCGCCGGCGGTGTAGTCGACCGCCAGCGTCACCCCGGCCCACAGCGGATCCACCACCGCGGCCAGCCACCCTTGCGGGCTGACCACCCGGGCGGGCGGGGTGACCTGCGGCGCGGCCGGATCCACGATCATCGGCACAGCGGTTACCTCCCTGTTCGTCGTGCGCCCGCCCGGGCGCGCTGCCTCACCCCGCCCAGACCGGCGTTCACACGCCGGTCCAGCACCGCGGTGATGTCCTCCTCGCCGACCCGGAGGATCACCGTGTCCCCGGGCT